TGCGCTGGTGGTTGCTGGTGCGCTGGTGGTTGCTGGTGCGCTGGTGGTTGCTGGTGCGCTGGTGGTTGCTGGTGCGCTGGTGGTTGCTGGTGCGCTGGTGGTTGCTGGTGCGCTGGTGGTTGCTGATGTAGTCTTTGCTTTAGTGGCTTCCTTTTTCATCTCCACGTTTGTTTTTGCCTTGAGCAATAGCCATGTATCAGCGTCTATGCATTGTACGGTAATACCTTTCTGTTTGGCATAGAGCGCGCCCGCTTCTAGATATTTGACAGCACGTTGACCGTGTTTGCCTAAGTCAAAGCACGCAACCAAAGAAGCACGAACGGCGCGCCTAGTTTGCATACTGGTTTTAGTGCTATACATATCATCTATGGTGCTATTGTACTGCGCTGGTATTTCATACACTCCCCATTTATCACACTTAGGCTTAAGCGCAGTTATAAACGCGTTAGATTGTTTAATGAATAACTCGCGGTCCGTATTACCGTGGATAGTAGATAACGTTGATACGGCAAGGCTTAACGCCTTGATAGCATTAACAGAAGTAGTTTCAATTTGTTTGTTAGTTTTCATGATTAGTACCTATATAATTAAGTAGTAGCGGAATTGCTACTACAGGACATATTGTACGCTGGTTGTCATAGCTTGTCAAATGGTACGTTGTACCACATGGAAAACGTAGGAAAATCAATGACTTAGCTAATGGAGACCCCACCACCCCGAAATAATTTAGGAGTCCCTCATATTTTATTTACATAGTGAAATGCTCGTCCGATGAGCAAAATATATAAAATGCCCCCTATAGTAAACGTAATTCGTAGCACAAAAAAATTATTGCAAATCCTGCAAAAAACTGATATCCTGTGATACAGGATATGTAACCTCCCTCAGAAACACCCCCCACCCTAAAAATACTTCGCCCAAAGAAAAAATTTTTTGCAAAAAATTTACAAACCTGTTAGGCTGACTGTAATTGCCTTTGTCGCAAACATACAATATGGAACTAGAAGACAACTATATAATTCAAACATCCGTGCTTGATACAGAGCAGGATATAACAGACGCACGAGTCCGTGCTAGAGATGCTTTTACTATTAGAGAGTTTCTGATAGAGAACGGTGCTGACCCTAAAAAGTTGCCTAAAGAACCGCCTGCTCCTAAACCAGAACCGGAGCCTAAACCACAGTATACTTCAGAGTTTACTGTTGCAGAGAAAAACGAAGCACTCAGTATTTTCCTAGAACAACCAACTGCACCTCCAGAACCGACAACACCGGGATCTAAAAAAGCATTAGAGAAACTGCTTAAGCGGTTTGATTATACAATGCCAGATTCTACTAATAAGATGAGGCAGTATTTGATCTTTAAGTTGTTTGAACTTGCAGAAAACGATGACCCTAAGTTAGCTATAAAGGCTTTAGAGATGCTAGGTAAAGTATCTGAGATAGGGTTATTTAGTACTAAAATTGAAGTGTCTTCTACAGATAAACCTACTACTGAGCTGGAATCTGAACTTAATAAACTGCTAAACACTTACTCGTTAGGTGCAATAGAGACTAATTATCAAGAGATAACGGATGAAGAGTTGAAGGGTGATGATGCAAAAGAGGCAGAGTTTGAAGAAGTAGACGAGGAGGAAGATGAGTAAGATAGCACACTTACCGGAATCTGACAAAGCTAGGATAGCTAAACTCGTAGAAGAGTTAAATAAGCGGAAGATGCGTGAGTTAGCGCAGGTAAAGTTTTTAGCGTTCGTGCAAGCCGTATGGCCCGGCTTTATATATGGTAGACATCATGCAAGGATTGCACAGGAGTTCGAGAAGGTAGTTAACGGGGAATGCAAACGCCTTATCATAAACCTTGGGCCGCGACATAGTAAGTCGGAGTTTGGGTCTTATTTATTACCTGCATGGTTTTTAGGAAAGTATCCTCATAAGAAAGTTATCCAGTGTTCTCATACGGCAGAGTTAGCGGTAGGGTTTGGTCGTAAGGTGCGTAACTTAGTGGGTACTCCCACTTACCAAGAGATTTTTCCGGGTGTAGAGTTGCAGTCTGACTCTAAAGCGGCAGGACGATGGAACACCAGTGCAGGCGGTGATTATTTTGCGATTGGTGTGGGTGGTGCTGTGACAGGTAAAGGTGCAGATATTCTCATCATCGATGACCCCCATTCAGAACAAGAAGCAGCGATAGCTGCAAGTAACCCAGAGGTTTACGATAAAGTGTATGAGTGGTACACATCAGGTCCTCGTCAGCGTCTACAGCCGGGAGGGGCCATCATAATCATCCAGTGTATGACTGGAGATACTCCTGTATTAATGGCAAATGGAAAGGAAAAACTTTTAAAAAACATACGCCCATATGATGATATAGCTACTTACGATGAAGGGGTTCTATCTACGGCTAAAGTATTAAACTGGCAGTCAAATGGTTATGATTTTACCTACAAAATAAGAATGACTTCTGGTATAATTGTCCAAGCAAACGAGAGACATCCGTTTCTTGTAGATGAAAAAGGAGTCAGAAGATGGGTGAGATTGAAAGAACTGAAACCGGGCATGTCACTTGTAGCAATGAAGGATGTGGTAGACCGCCAAGAGCAAAAACTCGACCGGGGTTATGTGGCCCGTGCCAAGCTAATAAAAGCTACCATAAACGAAACCCTGATGCGCCTTATAGAGAGTTCAAATACCACGGCAAGTATAAAGGGGTGCTTTGTAAAGTTGAAGGGTGTGAGGAACCTGCATACTGCAATAACTTATGTAAATCACATAATAACAAAGCTAACTGGGCATCAGGAAAAAATAGGCCAGATGCTAAAGCTAGGTACGCAAATAGGATTAAAAGTCGGTACGGTATCACGGTTGACGAATACCAAAACATGGTTAAAGAGCAAGACGGTAAATGTGCACTATGTGGCGAGCCGCCTTCAACAAAAAATACAAGAGCGCATTGGAATGGGAAGTTGTGTATCGACCATTGCCATGATACAGGCAAAGTTAGGGCGTTATTATGCAATGATTGTAACCTTGCAGTTGGGTATACAAAAACAGAAAAGACAGCTTTGGCAATCGCAGAGTACATCCGAGTTCATAACGGATCAAATAGCGGAAATAACATTTGAAGGACAGGCCGAAGTATTTGATATACAAGTAGCGCATACTGAAAATTTCATAGCTAATGGCCTCGTATCCCATAACACTAGATGGTCAAAAAGAGACCTTACTGGGCAAGTACTAGACTCTGCAAAACAGAGGGGTAGTAGTGAGTGGAGGGTAGTTGAACTACCTGCAGTATTACCCTCAGGTAAACCGCTATGGCCTGAGTTTTGGAGCATACAGGAGTTAGAAGCAACACGAGATTCCATCGATGTGTCCAAGTGGCAAGCACAGTACCAACAGAACCCGACATCTGAAGAAGGAGCCATAATCAAGAGAGAGTGGTGGCAACGGTGGCCTAGTGAGCATCCGCCAGCTACAGAATTTGTGTTACAGACGTGGGATACTGCGTTCGAGAAAACTCAGAGAGCTGACTACAGTGCATGTACAACATGGGGTGTGTTCTACAGAGATGACGAGACAGGACTTAAACAGCCCAACATAATACTCTTAGATGCAAAACGTGGGCGGTATGAGTTCCCTGAGTTAAAGCAAGTAGTTTTAGACGACTACAACTATTGGGAACCTGATAGTATTGTCATAGAAAAAAAGGCATCCGGTGCTCCGCTTATATATGAGCTTCGTGCAATGGGCATACTCGTGGGGGAGTTCACGCCAACGAGAGGCAATGATAAGATATCAAGGTTAAATTCTGTTGCTGATATTTTTGCATCTGGTAGAGTATGGGTACCCAACACTCGGTTTGCTGATGAGGTGGTTGAGGAAGTTGCTGCATTTCCTGCAGGGCAACATGATGACTATGTGGACTGTGTGTCTCTTGCAATGAGAAGGTTCAGAAATGGGGGGTTTATTACAACTAACTTAGATAAACCAGATGAAGCCCTTGAGTATAGAAGCTCGAGAGGCAGAGCATATTATTAGGAGTAAAAATGCAAACAGAAGACTATTTTAAAACTTTATTATTGGGGGCGGCTTTAGTTTTAGCGCTCTCCGTTTCAAAGGCAGAAGCATCTTGCAGAAGTCAGGCAGTTAAACATC